TGATGTAAATTTCTAAATTAACAAATTTAAATTAAATTTTTTTATTTTTGATTTGACATTTAATAGTTAGTCTTAATCTATTTTTACTCCTGGATTTTCTGCTAAATATTTTTCCATTTGAGAATAAGTCATCTCATTGAAATTTACTTTCTTTTCAGGATTTCCCGCTGGATTTCCACCTTTAGGTGTTTGTGTTACTTCAAATAAAAAAGATGAGTCAACTGCTGATTTTAAAACTTTCAATTGCTCATCTAATCCTACAACTTTCCCATCTTCTCCTATTTTTGCTCCATCTAAATTTAATAATGCTTTTACTGCTTTATTATTTTTAGCTCCTGCACTCATTAGTGCTATATCTAAAGCATTATCTAATCTAATTTTTTCTATATTATCAGCATACTCTTTGTCTTTAGCTTTTTGAGCTTCTTGCATATCTGATATTTGCTTTTTAAGTTCCTCATTATCTCCCACATTTTTTTTCACCTCCTCTAAATTTTTAGTTAATGACTTATTACTCTCAGCTAGTTGATTTTTTTCAGTTTCTAGCTCTAAATATTTAGCTCTTTCTACATATCCTTCTAACTCTTTTTTAGATTCTCCAGCTACTTTTATAGCTAGTTCCTCTCCGAGTCCTAATACTATTAATTGTTCTTTAGTCATTTATTTCTCCTCCTTTTTGATATCTGGTCCCCAGAAAATGTATTTTTTATTTTTACCTTTTCTTTCTCTTAGAGCTCCACAAATAAAACCTATAACTGCTCCTCCTATAGCTCCTATAAATAAATATCCTGCTGGTGTCATTTCTCTCATCTCCTTTTAGTTCTATATAAAAAAGAGCAAGGAATCCCACTAGCATAAGTTCCCTGCCCTATTTTGTACCATCTTTCATGATTGATAAAAGCAAAAATTTCTCCCATTTTTACACCTCTTTTTTTATATTTGCCATTCCTAAAGCAAATCCAAGTCCATACCATATTTGATTTTTAACTCTTTCTAATAGAATTTCAGCTCCTATTTCCTCTGAATAGTTTTTATCATCTACACTAGAAGTTGATTCTATTCCAGTAAATCCATTAGCTAGTTTATACTCCATAACAGTAGTTTTCTTACCAAACATAATTTTAGTGTAGATATTTTTCTCTGCTATGAAGTCATCTACTAATTTTGCTGTAATGCTATTATTTTCTATTTCATATGCTTGCTCTAAAAATCTATCTTTAGGGCACATTGAAACATAGCCATCTTCATAGAATACTTTAAATACTCTCTCTTCTCCATTTTCATTAGCTGGTAACTCCCAACCTCTGCTTTGGCAATATTCTAATCTACTCATTTCTTCCACTTCTACAACTTCAGTTGTTAAAAACTGTTTTCTCATTCCTATCGCTCCTTATATTTTTGCATTAAAAAAGCACCTAGATTTCTCTAAGTGCTCGAATCTTAGTATTATTTTTTATCCTAAGAAAAACTCTATTTCCTCATTTTGAATAGCTTCTACTAATTTTTCTTCTCCTAATTTCTTTAGCTTTTCTATTCCTTCCTCATATTTATCATTTACTCCTTCTAAAACTAAATCAGTAGTAAGTCCCATTTCAAATAAAATTTCATCTATTTTTTCTTTATTTTTGTTATCTTTTATATAATTAATATACAACATTTATTTCACTCCTTTCAATTTCATTGTATTTGCTATAATTAGTGAAAAAAATTGTTCTTCTCCTTTGTTTTTACTTAAAGCATTATCTAATATATTTTGAATTATTTCATTTGGCATACTTGGAGAATTTCTTTTAATTAAGGTATAAATTTTACTTCTATTTTTTCTTGCATATTCTAAATAAGTATCATAATAACTTTTATCAATCTCTATATTTTCTAACTCTTTTCTTAGAGTTATCCAATTAGGATTTAATCCATTCATTCTATCTTTCCAAACTATCTCTCCAAAATCTTCTAAAGTTTTACATTTCTTAAATTTTTCTAATTTTTTTAATTTAGGTAATGTTTCTGATAGATGTTTTGGGTAAGATGGAGAAATTGGAATTTTATTTCCCATTCTTTTCATCATATAATGTGCTGAACATTCTGCAAATACATCATCTATATATGCCCAATTTTGAAAATCATAATTTACTGATATAAAATCAACCTCTTTATTATGCCCTAAAGCATGATATGCTTCATGAAATATTGTTTTTAATTGATAATATTTCTTTCTGTCATCATCTTTTTGTAAATTATAAGTTTTTACTGTTAATTTTGAACTTTTTGAATCTAATACTTCAAAATTTAATCCACAACTTCCTCTAGCGTTTAATTTTTTTACACTAACATTTAAATGTTCCAGCTTTAAATTAGATAATAATTTTTCTGCAAATTTCTTTCTAGTTAATTTTTTATCTAGTCCCTCTAATATGCTATCTTTTTCTTCCATTATACCATTTTTTTCAGATTCTTTCAATGTTTCATACTCTATAACAGGAATAGTTGTACTTCTACAATGAGGATGCATGGGAGGATAATTTACTCCTACCTTAGCATCTTCTAATTTAAAAATTTTTCCATTTAACTCTCTACATTGTGGAGAAGTTCTACTATCAATCTCAGCTAAATACTCATACTCTTCAACTTCACTATCCTCATACCCCTTTTTAGTAGCTTGGTTAAGTGCATAGTTAAGTTCAGTCCTTACTAATCTCTCTGTATTTTTTCTATCTGAGTTCATTCTCCCTATTATCTTGTCTGATAAATCTTTAACTGATATACCTTGAATAAAAGATTGAATAATTTCCTCTTTAAGTACTCTTCCTAGTGCTGCTCTGTTCTCCCATATTCTGTTAGAGAAGTCTGTTCCACTCCAAGGGTAGTTTATCAAATCAGATAAAGTATCTTTATCTAAATAAGCTACAGAACTCTCTACTCCAAAATCCAGTCTTATATCTCTATAAGAATCATTATACACAGTTTCCAAAGTTCCTTTGAGAGCTTCCTGTTCTGCATAAGCTTTTCTATTGAGTTCCATATCTATTTGAGCTTTTAAAGTGTCTAGTCTTGAAATCCTAGACTTCATAGCTAAGGTTTCTAATTCTAGCTTTAACTTATTAGCTATATCCTCAGCTATTCCCTTGAACTTCTCTATCTCTGCCATATACTCTTCAAGTGTCATTCTCCATTCTTTGAACTCTGAACTTGTTAAATTCTTTATAGCATCAGCATAAGAAAGTTCAGTTAAATCCATGTACCTTACTACTAAATCATTAATAGATTTTTGAATCTCTTTTCTAGCATTGATAAGATTTTTATCCAACTCTTTTAATAGTTTATCTCCTTCTTTATGGACTTTCTTTTCTTGCCTATCAGCTCTTTTCTTCCAATATTCTTTACTTTTCTTTTGGTCCATTCAAACCACTTCCAAAGTTATAATCTGGATAGATTTCTTCTTTTTGCTTTTTAATTTTTTCTAACTCTTCCGTAGGATTTTTTATCCATGGGTGTTGAGCTATAATAGTTTCATCAGAGATTATTCCAACTGAAGCTTTACAGTTAGCTATAGTTTGAGATTCATTTATTAGGATATCTTTATTGAATATGATATCTACTTTCTCATTCTCAAAATCTCCAAATCCCATATGGCTAAAATATGCATTAACAAAATATAGTAGTTTCTCTAATCCACTTCTAAACTCTACTTCCATTCCAGTAGCATCTAAATCTATATCAGCATACATAGATTGAATATTCATTTCATTTGGATTACTTCCTAGCCTATCATCTTTAGCATTAAATCCTCTACCATTTTCTATTAATGCATCTTTGAATATTTTTATAATATCCTTATAGTTTTGAGCATTAAGTTCAACAGTAAGTTTTTCTACTCCACCATCATTTCTAACTTTTACAGCTCCATAGGTAGATAAATTCTTTCTAAACTCTCCTAGTTTCTGCCCATCATAGTTTTTCAGTATTAAGATACAGTTTCTAGGATTTTCATCTAAGTTATTTTCAAAGTTTGAAATAGCTTTATTAATTCCATCTTGTAAGTTTTTTACTCTTAATATTAAAGGTTTTTCAAGTAAGTTATATTTAAAAGGAATTACTGGTAATCTATCCCAGTTAAATTGCTCTTCTCCTATGTTGAAATAGTTATAATGTGAGTCATATTTCAAAGCTCCATAATGATATTTATATCTATCTATTCCAGCTAAGCTATAAACATCAACTATCTCTACATCTTCTAACATTGAACCTGTCCATTCTTGAATGGTATAAATTCTAATTACAAATTCTAAATCTGTATGTCCCTCATCTTTCCATACTGGTAGTATTTGACAAGGCTCAAATCTCTTAAATACAAACTCTCCTTTATCATTATAGTGAGGATATATCCAAGCTATTCCCCCGTTTAATGCATCTTCTCCCATATTTTTAATAGTTCTATGAAACTCTAGTCCAAATACTTTTTCTAGTTGCTCTTGATATACTCTATTATCAGTTTGAAAGGTAAGTGGTTTTCCCAATAAATAATTTACCTTTTGGTCTACTAGCTTTTCATATTGGTTATCTATTCTTTTGTTATTTGGCAAGTTATCAACTTCAGTTAATCTACCATCTTCCCCAATAACTTCTCTTTTAGTCCACAGAATATCATGGTGTCCTAGATAATATCTTTCTCCAGTAATCATATCTAATCTTTTTTTACTGTGTAAAAATCTTTCAACTATATACTCTAAGTATCTAACATCTTTATCAGAGTCTTTCTCAACTTTATCTCTATACAGTTTACTTCTAAGCCATCCTAACACTATTCCACCTCCTCATTAATCAAAACTAAATGTATCTCCCTCAATAAATCCTTCTAGTGCATATCTCATAGCATCCATTAAATGGTTAAAATCATCTATAGGTTTATTGACAGGTTTATCGAATTTATCTTTGGCCCAAGTGTAGTTACTTATTTCAGTTAAAAAGTTAGTACATCTTGGATGGATTATAATTTTAAATCCTTGGATAAATTGAATACCATTATTTATACTATCTTTTCCTTTTCTTGCTGGGATAACTCTATATAGTCCATAGTCATATAACTCATCTATACTTTTTGGTTCTGCACTATCAGCTACTATTTTTTCTTTAGCTTTTCCCATACTAGTAATCTCATCAGCAATCATTCTATTAGTTAAAGCTTTTTTATATAATTCATCAAAAACATATATCTCTTTTCTACTCAATGAAATTAGCCCACAAAAAAGAGCAGTAGGGTCATTGGTATAACCGAAGTCTAACCCAAAACTGCTCTCTATATCAGGTATATTATTTAAAATTTCTTGTATATCAAATTCTTTCTCTTCCCAGTTCTCATATATAAGTCCTTCTGATATACCCCATTCTCCTAATCCTGCTACTCTGTATCTTCTAGGATTTTCAGCTTTCATTCTCTCAAATAATCTCAAATCTGATTCATCTAAAAACTCATTACAAAGATAATTGGTAGTTTTAGCTAGAATATCATCACAAGGTTCTGCATCAAAAAATCTTTTCTTTATCCAATGACCTTCATTCCAAGGATTAAGAGTTAAAGTTATTTGCTTAAATAAATTTCCATTTACTTGTCCTCTGATAGATTCATCTAGCATATTAAAATCAGATTCTTTTGTTATCTCATAGGATTCCTCTATCCAGCACCAACATAAACTACCTACATCAACTGTTATGGATGTTAATTTCATAGGTTCATCCAGCCCTCTGAATAATACTTTTTGCCCAGTAGGTTTATATATAAGTTCTAAAGGACTTTCTTTATAATCCCAGTAATCATCAACCTGTAATTGTCTAATTGCCCACCTCAAATCTGTATAAGCACTATCTTTTAAAGTTCTAAATACTTTTCTTACTACAAGCAAATTAGCTCCTGGATATTTCATAAGTCTAAATATAAAATTTAAAGCTGTTGTTTTACTCTTTTTAGATGCTCTGGATCCTTTACACACTCTGTATCTTCCAGTAAAATTCCAATAATCTTTATATCCTTTTCCAATAAGTTTGGGTAGACTTACTTTCTTAATCTTCAATTTCATCCTCCCCTGTTATCATTACTGGAACTAATCCATCTACTTGGATTTTATCAGTAAATAATCTATGTCTTTTTCCAATAAGTTCAGCAGCTTTTATTCTATCCTTTAGCCCTATTTTCTTTTTTACTACTCTAGCTTCAGAGCAATAATCTCCTATACTTTCTACAACTACTACTTCCTCATCTAGTTCTCCTCTCATAGCTGAGGTTAATAATTGCATCACTTCAGTAGCTGAAGCCACTCTTTTCTCTTCTAACTCTTTCAATCTTTTATCAATGTAGTTTTTTATACCAACATTTTCCAACAATTTATGTGCTTGAGCTTTTGCATAGTTCTTACTATATCCAGCTTTAATTGCTGATTGATATATATTTCCTGTTTCAATATAGTAATCTGTAAATCTCTTTTGCTTTTCAGATATTGAAGCCATACCACTATCACCTCCTATTTTTTAGATAAAAAAAAAGAATCTTTTTATTGATTCTTTTTTAAGACATTAAAATTTAAAATTATTCCTTGTAATAAATATATAGACATTTCCATATTTTGAAATTTTTTTTCATAGTTAGAAGCTTCTTTATTAAAACTTTCATAATTTGGAATATTTTCAGCAGCTTTAGATTTATATTTTTCAAAATTTTCTTTTATTTTTTTCAATTCTATAACTACATTTTCACTCGAATTATATTCAATACAAATTTTTTCAATTAACTCTAACAGATTAGTTATTTTTCTTTGAGTAATTAAATATTTTTTATAATCTTCTTGGGTTTCTAAATGTTTTAATTCTTTTGTTTGTAATTCTAATTGCAATATTTCTAATTGTTTAAATATAAACTCTTCCTTTTTCTTATTCTCCTCTGTTTTTTTTACAAAAAAATTATAAATTTCAATTAATAAAATTAAATTTATGATTACAAAAATTATATAAATTCCTTCATAAAAACTTAATTTAAAGTATGAAATTTTTATTTGAGTTTGAAGACAATTAATTATTAAAATTACAGTAATTACAATTACCATAATGTAACTTAAACAATTTAAAAAACATATTATTTTACTTTTCATTATTTACCTCTTTTTTTCATCTTTTCTCCATCTTTTATATATGAAAAAACTTTTGAAACTAATGAAGGCTCATCTTTTGAGATAAGTTCTAATGTATTCTTTAGTTCTTCTTCAGTAAAAATTTCTTCTCTAGTTAGTCCCCCAAATGCTTCTTCTAAAAATGATGGCGGATATCCATATGCTCCGTCAAAATCTATTTCTAATTTTTCTTTATTTTTTAAACATTCATCTATAATTTCCCTTAATACTTTCTCTCTGAATTCTTCGCCTGAAAATTCACCATCTTTTATATATCTTCCACCTGGTAACTCTGTAAATTGCTCTGCTATTACATACTTTTTCATTTATTTTCTCCTTCTATCTCCCAATAAAAAAAGGTTCCCTTTAATTCTTTTTTTATATCTTCATTGTCATTAAGATTAAAACAAGCATTATTTGAAATAATTCTTAAATTTTTAATTTTCCCTTCAGACTGTAAAGTAAAAATATATGGTAATCCTTTTCCTCTATAAACTTTTTTAGTTCTTGTTCTTTTTTCACCTTTTAATGCAGAAAGTAACATTTTGCTTTTTGTTTTCCATGTAAAGGTATCTGAAATTTTTCTTTTAATTGTTTCAGTTATACCTAACCCAACATCTAAAAATACATAAGCTATTCTATTGTTAATTTTTTCTGCAAAAATAAACCAATCTTTGTGCTCTATATTATCAGTATCTGTATATGCATGTAATTTTGTATTTTCCATCATTTCTGAAAGCATGTTATATAAAAAAGTTATTCCTTTTCTATCTATATTTTTTTTAGTAAAGTCTACTATATTTTTTTCAGTAAATCTATCTATCGTTGTTCCATGCTTTATTTTAAAACTTAATCCCTCCTCTCCACTTGTAATACTGTTTTCTTTTTTATATTGTGAAAACTCTTCCTTAAAATTATCAATTAATCTATTTCTCTTATAATAACTTACAAATCCTGTTGAATTTATAAATTTTCTTAATATTTTATTTTTTGGTGGGATAAAACTCATTACACATTTCTTCATTTTTTTTACTTTTATTTCATAGACTATATATTTTAAATACATTAAAACATCTATATCAACTTTTTCTATTTCTCTCATATCTAATAGTACTTTCTTATTACTATCACTACAATGAGTTTTTATTCTTTCTAAAATTTCTAATGTTTCATCAGAATTTTTTGATATTGAAAAAATTTTAGGTGCAACTATTTTTTTAGTATTTATAATCTTTCCCTTATTTAATAACAATTTATATTTTCTTTTTTTCAATAATTTTCTTTTTAAATGCTTAAATGCCTTTTTTTTTAAAAAAAACTTTTTCATTTCATTTCTTTTATGTTTTTGTTTCATAATCTCCCCCTTCTATCATTTAATTATATCAGAATTATTAATTAAAGTAAATATAAAAAGAGATAGCTCTTACGTCTACCCCTTATAGATATCTTTTATTTTAGAGAGCCAGCTTTTCTGACTCTCTACCCTCTCACAAAAAGAAGACTTTTATAGGATTCTCTCGCTCCACATTTTATACTATATCACATTCTTAACTCTCATACAATAGCTTTTACTCTCATTTAGTGTCATTTATTTTATTAAAATTTTTAAATGCTCTATTATGTATTCTATATACTTGTGATAAGCAGTACCCCATTTTTTCCGCTATCTGCTCCCACGTTAAACAGGTTATATATCTATATCTTAATATAGCTCTTTCTAATACATCCTCAACCTTATCTATTTCAGATGATAAATCTGCCATAAAATCATAAAGTATCTCTATTTTTTTCTCTTCTTCTATGATTTTATTAATCCTATTTACCATATTCTCATCACTTGGAAGCGGTCCACCTTGAAGCTTTTCTGATAATCTAACAGCTCGTAAGCCATCTAATGTAGCCCTCATATCTTCCAATACAGCTTTTTTACTTTCAATTTCTAATTTTATTCTGTATCCTTTTTTCAAGTATTTTTTTCTATCCATACTTATAAGCTCCAATCTCCATTTATTCTTTCCATATTTTTATTCCATTTCTTACAATAACAATTTATTAGCTCCTCTTTTGAAAATCCTCTACAATTTACAATATCTATGTATTGCTTAAAAGCTTTTCCATCCATAACTTCCTTACTCCAAAGTTCATGTTTGAACATATATATTTTTGTTCCTAAATTACAATCTATAACTTCTGTATTCAAAAATATTTTTTCCAATTCTTTTATTTGCTTATCAGTAACTTCTATCTCTATTTTTCCACATACTTTCTTTGCAAATTCTTCTGCATAATGACAATATTGTAAAAAGAAAAATAATATATCTGTTAATTCTTCCAATTCTCTTTCTCTAGAATATTCTTTTTGTTTCCATGTTTTAAAATTATATTCATCTGGTAATTCTCTTGCCCACTCCTGAAACTCATCATCTATAGATAATAATATATCCTTTCCATTTCTTAAACGTGGAACAAATCCATTTTTTCTTGGTTTTGCTACCGCTCCATCTAATTGTTTTTGCATTCCTAATATTTCTTTAAATGTTTTCATTCTATTTTCCACCTCTATTCAATAATTCTATGATACCAGCAAATTCCCAATGAAATCCATTAATATTTATTTCAAGTCCACCTAATACTCCAGCTAATAAAATACTTACTAAAATTACTAAAGTAATTGCTCCAATTGCTTCTAATATTTCATCAATCATTATTCCACCCCTCTATTAATAAATTCAAGAACCTTCTCTTCAACCACATTTATATCACTAGCAGCTACAACATCGTGGAAAAGATTAAGGACCTCTCTTTTTTGAGAAGGTAGTCCTCCTTTTTCTTGAACCTTCCGAAAAATCTCTAGAATTTTTAGAGCTATCTCAGCTCTTTCTTGCACTGTCATTTGTTACTCATCTCCTAAAATTTTGACTTCCTGTATCTTATCTAAAACTTTTCCAAGTAGTTCTGTATCTATTTTATATTCTAATAGATTTAGAATTTCAGTAGTTAAACAAGCTAAAGAATCACTTAAATATTCTTTCTCTCTTGTTATAAACCCTTTCTTAAACTTCTCTATTTCCTCATAGTATTTAGTCTCCCAGATATTCATTTCTACTCTCCTATTACATATTCCAAGTATTTTTTAGCTTTTCTTAAGTCTTCCATGCCATTTTTCTTATTTTCTCTGGTAACATACTTAATTACATTACCTTTACAATATCCTTTGAACTCTTCTGGAGACATAGATGCTTTTATAACATCTATAACTTCCACATCAAGCCCTGCTAATTTGTAATGGTTAGGAGAGTTTACATTATCCTTATTCTTACTATTTTCTTTTACAAATGTTTCTAATATTTCTGCAAATTTTTTACTTTCTCCAGAAGTTGCATCGCAGATTTTTTCAAAAGGACAGTTTTCACATTCTACTGACTCAAAACATTGTCCACCATGTTCTATAATTCTTTTAGCCATCTCTATTTGTTCTCTCATTTCCATTTTCTACATCTCCTCACTATTCCATAAAGTCTCTTTTACTTCTTCCTTATGCAAACAAGCCCACAACATCATATAAGCATCTGCTGCATCATCACTATCTGCTTCTACTCCTGTCAGTTCCTTAAATCTTTCCATCATGTATTTTTTCTGTTCTTCTCTATGAATTGGAACTTCACCTACTCTATTTTTCCAAAACACTGCTGGAACTAATAACAACTCTAAATTCAATCTCTTTATATGATAGGTTAACATTCCTCTTATTTCACTAAGCATAGTTAATACATTAGAATTTAAGCCTAGATAAATATCTTCTAGTATTATCATATCTATCATACCTTTTTCTAAGATATTTGAGAGTTCCTCTACTATCTCCAATCCTCTATCTCTAAAATCTTCCAAACTTGATTTAATAGTTTTCCATCTAACTATTACCCCATTCTTAGAATATGCTATCCCAGTAGAAGTAGTTGATAAGTCTATTGCCAATATATTTTTCTCATCTAATCCCTCTGGAATAATACAAGTTTTTTTAGTTTTAGCTACTAGCTTATTTCTCTCTTTTAATTTTCTTTCAGTATCCAATCTTTTCTGCTTCTTTCTCTCTACTAAATCCAAGCAAGTTCCTGCTCGGATTTGATTAAGAGTTGCCATTTGGATATTTCCATTCTTAAACTTTATATCAAAACAATGATTATTTTTTTCTTTGAAGAGATACTTCTCAACTATATAAGCCTCTCCCTTTTTATTTTGAAATTCTTTCCCTACATATTCATTAGGGTCTATCTTCTTAGCCATATCTCCCCCTAAAATCTTTTTCTATATGCAGGTAATATTCTAAACTCTGTATCATTTATTAATCTTTTTCTAAATTCCTCATAAGTTTTTACATGAAAAACTAGAACTTCATTATTTGAAAAAGTAGGATAAATTCCATCATAAGCAATATTGAGTTCTCCAGATAATCTGATTAGCTCCTCAGTAAGTTTTCTTCCTAATCCTTTTTTATCTAAGATAAAGTAATCTTTCCACCATTTGATATTATATATACTCTTATAATATTTCCCATTTCCATTGTTATATTCTAACTCTTCATTTCTCTTTACTAACTCATCAAAACCTAATAGTTGTCTCTCATACTTTTCAATAAAATCTTTTTGAAGTTCCTCTTCCAATCTCTCAACATAATGAATCACAGCTCTTCTTACAAATTTACTTTCACGAACTAAAATTTGTTTAGCTTGGTTATAAGTCAAGATATACATAGGTCTTAATTCCCCTTTTTTATCTTTATAATCAACGACGGAAATTTTTCCTTCGTTAATCTCTTCTTCAAACTCATCTCTAATTATTTTTAACAAATCATAGTGTTGAAGTTCTGCTCTATTCCCTTCTTGCTTTCTAAAAATATTTATTTGGTCCAATAGTTCCAAGCTCGTTATTCTATCCTTATTCAATCCCATTATTTCCAGCATTTTTAGCCTCCTGTTTCTTCAAATTCCTATACATATTCCTAAATTGCTCTTGAATCTCTATATCCATCTTATTAAAATACCATTGATTTAATTTTATATATAAAGCTAACTCTTCACTACTATTAATACTTAATCCTTTATAATAGAAATGTAAAAAGGTAGCTCCTCTTGGTAATTTTAAATTCTCCATATATTTTTCCTTTTTGTTAACTGTAGTCAACTGGTGGTCAAAAACATTATTTTTTTATCTATATCCATAAACCCTTTATTTATAATACTTATTTAATAAGTTGTGGTTTTTTGTAGTCATTCTTGTGGTCAAACTATTTTTCTCTAAAAGCCTCTATTTTACTAGGTTTTATAGCTTTTTTATGGGTTTGTGGTCAAAAAAAGAGGGTAACTACCACCTAAAATTTTTTCAAAAATATTTTTTTATCTCTTTTAATATTTTTATACTTTTATATAACACACATGTAAAAAGTGACTACATTGACCACAAGCAACTCTAAGCTAGAATTATAGATATTTTCAGAGAATTTTATTTGACCACAAATTTGACCACAGTGGTCATGAGATAAAATCTACTACCTTAAATTCATCAGCCTTTACAGATATAGTTTCTAATGAAAAACTATCTTTTGGAAACCTTGTTGATACTCTAGTATTAATAATAAATTTCTCTTCCAATAGCTGTTTTTTTAAGGTTCTCATATCCAATAGCTCCAAAGTACTATTAGTTTTATTATGCTCCTCAGCTATAGCTTTATATAATAGATTAAATCTCACTAGATGCCTTCCATTATCAATCTTATAAAAATATTTCATGTCTTGACCAGAGTCAGCTACTAGTTCCAATAACTCTAAAAAGTTACTAACAACATTATATTCATTTGCCAATCTTCTATTTAAAAACTCCACAAACTCTGTAATTATCTTTGAGTCTATCTTTATTAGTTCTGTAAGAGCTTTTAATCCTGTCAACATACATCTTCCATTATAAAGTTGTCTCTCATCTTTCACATCTTTTAAAAATTCTTTTACCTCTTGGAGAGGGATGTCTATAGCTCCTTTATCCAATCTTCTTTGTAGGGCTAGTTTTCCAAATTTTTCTAATAAATCCGTATGCTTCAAAGTGAAAAAAATCTCATCAGAACTTTTATTTTTTTTATTTAAACTAGTACTAATCATTCTATTTTTTATAGAAACATCACTTAATTCTGTTTCTCCAGAGATTATAAGAGGTGTACAAAGCTTAAACTCTGTCAATTTTGCTGTAATATTCCCTTGGTTAATAGTTTTATTATCATATACAGCTCTAAGTATTGAGTATAATTCTATTGCTTTCTCTTTTAAATTTTTACCTGTTATCTTAACCTCATCTATTACCCAAGGAGTTATATTGGAACAACTACTTAAACTTCTAATCTGATGATTTGAGAGAGTGGTAAAAGATTTTATATTCTCTTTATTCCCAAACAGTATCCTAGATATAAACTCTACATACTCAGTCTTTCCTATGGAAGTGGTTCCACTAACTTCTAGTATTGGATAACTTTCGCTTATATGAAATCTTCCTAATGCCCAACAAATTCCTAAAAGGCTTTGATTGACATCACTTCTTAATTTTATGATATTTTTATCTAACCACTCCAACTGCTCCTCTGTAAGTGCCTCTAATGAACTCAAAGAGTGTATTTTTAAATCTTGCTTAGTACAAATTACTCTGGAACTCTCATCATAGTAAACATCATCTATAATTCCATAGTGTGGTATCTCTAATAAATACTCCTCTTTACTCTCATCTAATAACCAACTCCAAAATTTTGGAATACTTTGGGCACTTCCTAAAAAATATCCTAAATTTTCAAGTATTCCATTTTTAGTTAAAAGGTCTGTTTTGGTTGCTTTAAACTCTCTTTCTCTTCCATTACTTCTAACTATTCCCACTATATATGTATCTGAATACCCTGTAATTTTTACTATAAAATCTGTTACCCTTACATAGTTTTCCTTTTGCCATACATAGTATCCATCCTCTTCCTCGTGAAAAGGAATATATACACTGCCTACTCTAGTTGCTCCCTTTATAATTTCTATCAGAACCTCTGCTCCTGCTCCTTGAAGTATCTCATTGAAATCTTTGAACTCTTTCATATCTACTTCAAAAAGTTTTCTCTCAAATCCTGCTAATTTTTCTAAAATATGCTCTTTAGCATCTTCTCCAGCCTCATCATTATCTACAGCTATTATTATTTTAGAAAATTTACTAATCCATTCTTTCTGGGTATCTATACACTTTAAATTCTTAGCACCAAAGGGAAGGCTTACTACATTTTCATAACCTACCTCTATAGCACTTAAAAGGTCTATCTCCCCTTCTACTATAATCAGATAGGATTTATCTTTTATATTTTGCCAGTTAAGAAAATAGTCAGTTGCACTATCTTTTTCAGCACTACATTTTTTATCTAAGGTTCTATATTTTATTCCTACAACCTCTTTACCATTAGTAAGAGGTATCATCATACTATTATTTTTACCAAGCCTACATAATCTTCCTAATCCTTTTTCTGATATACCTCTTCCTTTTAAGTAAGAGAGCCAATCAGCACCTAGATGCTTATCGGCTCTTGCTTGAAAAAAGTCTGAAAAATTTACTTTATTTTTCTTCCTTTCTTTTATCTCTTTTACTTCAGGAAGTCTGTAATCCCAATTTTCTAAGTCTTTAATATTTCCACCTTTTCCACTCTTATGGCAAGTGTACATACCAGTTTTTACATTTACAGAGAAATCAGGATTACTCTCATCATACTTATCACAGATAGGACAGTAGTAGAATCTCAGTTCATCTCCATACACTTTATGTGTGTACTTATCCATCTGTACACCTCCTACTTCCTGTTATTAAAATGGAAACTCTTCTTCATCATCAACACTATCTTCTTTTTCTGTTACTTCTGGTTGAGTAGTTGCTCCAAATTTCTCTCTATAGAACTTTACATCTGTTGCCTCAGTCTTGTTTAAAATCTCATTAGTAGTTTTTTCAGTTTTTATATCAAAGAAATCTTTTATCTCATAATTGATATTATCTCCATCTTTTTTAGCTTGAAGGATTACTCCTATCTCTTTTCCAGCTAAGTTAGTGATATATGTTCTACTTATTTCATCTCCAGAGTAGGCTTTTACCTTTTTAACCTCTGTTTTTAAGTTTTCTACCTTCAATTTTAATAAATATACCATTCTATTTAATAGCTTTTGAGCAAACTTATTATCTGTTCCATCTCCTTTTTTATGCCATAGTGTGACTCTTGCATATCCTTCACTGTTTTCCAAATTTAATGTTATTCCTACAGCTTTACTAGAACTTGAGTTAGTTAAATATGCTTCTTTTATTTCAAATTCATATACTCCATTCTTAGTTATTTTTTCTCCTCTTCCAACTGCTGTTGTTAAATCCTCTTGATTACTATTCCATAAGTTCATTCTCATCATCTCCTAATTAAAATATTCTCTTATTGCTTTATTTATTAATACTAAGTCATTCTCTATTTCATTTTCTGTAAACATATCTATTGGTGTCTTAGCAGGGTCTAAACCATTAACTGTAAACTTATATTCACTTTCACTACCAAGAGCTAATATAACCATAGAGAACAAGCCTTCTATTACCACTTTTTCATCTAAAAATCTTCCTATCGTTTTCATAGATAACTTTCCATCTTGGTCCTTTTGGGTATGAGCCATTATATAGATTATGAGGTCATTTCTCATCTCATCTAATTTATTAAAAATATCCATTATTCCAAAGGCTAAAGTTTCAAACTTTGTATATCCTGTCTCTTTTGCTCTTTCTTTGTATCCATAAGTTAGTAGATAATTAAAATCATCTATTATCAAAGTTTTTATAGCTGTATTTTTTTCTATTCTGTCCAAAGCCTTTATCACACTATCTATCCTTTTAGTAACAAAAAGATTTTTCTTTTCTAAATTATAAAGAGATTCAGATTTTTTAAAAGGTAATGGCTTTTCCACTGTCTTTATTATAAAAGTCTCCTCTGGCTTTAGATTTCTAATAGAAGTAGATTTACCAGTTCCACTACTTCCTAAAATCAACACTTTTTGTGCCATCTCATCACTTCCTTATCAAACTTGCTATTTCGAAAATAAGTTCTTTTGTAGCTTTTATATCTTCCAAACTATCATGTGCTTGAAATTCAATCTCAAAATAATTACACCAAGTTTCTAGTTTATTATTTTCTAATACTGGAAGTATTCCACATAGTTGTAAAAATCCTATGCAAGGTAAAGGGTCTATAGTTGCTGAACTTATGTAGCTGAAAAGATAATTATCATTTTGTCTTTTAAACAAAGCTTGTAACATTTCTATATCAAACTTTACATTGTACCCTGCCACTATAAACTTATCCTCTTTATCATATTTATTTATGTATTTATCCAATATTTTCTTAAAGTAAAAATAAGTTTCTGCCTCTGATTTATACTTTTCACTATCTAACTCTTTCAATGTTCTCCCTTGAACCTCTAAAGCCTTTGGATTAACTTCACTCCCTTCAAAAGGTTTTATGAAAAAGTTAAACTCTTCTACATCTTTTTTATCTATCCTTACTATTCCACTTAATTGGATGAGTGCTGACTCTTTGGGATTTACTCCACCTGTTTCTGTATCTAAAAATAAAATTTTCATTTTACACCTCTTATTTTATGTTTATTGACATTCCTCTTTTTAAAGTTGCTCCTGGAACTTCTTCTCCCTCTTGTAAAGCTTTCTTTATATCTGTTTTAGATATTTTTTCTAATTGCACTGTCGTTTTAAATTTCTCTGGAATAATCTCCTCATCTATTAGCTCTACACTCTCTGGAGTCTTTCTTAATGAAATGTTTCCGTTAGAAGTTTCTATCTTCTTAACTCCCATTTTCTCCATACACATTTTTATATAGTTCTTAAAACTATCTTGCTTCTTTTCTCCTATTTTTTTTAACTCTTGAAGTCTTTTTATCTCTTTATCTATACTCTCTATTAAGCTATCTCTATTTTTATAGTATTTAACTATATCTGCACTTTTTTCCATTAAAGTAGTTTCTATTCCTTGTTGTAACTCTTCTAATAAAGCTGCATCTTTTACTTCTCCTGTTTCTTCATCAATAGCCATTTCCCATAATTCTTCCATAGCTATCATTTCTTTACTTATCCCATACAATGTTAATTCATTCACAACCATCATCTCCTGTTTCTATTAAGTTATATTGCCAGCTAAATAGTTTTTCTAATTTAGTCACTAATGTCTTTAGATATCTTATATCCTTTTTATCTTTTATCTCATTTTCTAAAGAGTGTCTGAGTTCATATCTAACCATCAAGATTCTACTCATCATCTCTCTAAAAATATTTACTTGTACTGGTTCTTTCTCTTTTACTTCATCACAAAAATCTACAGTCATTTTTAATGATTCTAGTACTCTTACTCTTTTCTCTTCCAATATTTCTAATTGTTTCACATCTACAAAAGGTTTATTGTATTTAACTAATCTTGCTACACCTCTAGGAATCCATGCTAAAATCTCTTCAAATTTTATTTTTAATTTTCCAGCATATACCATGTCATAACCTAAATCTTCCCACATGTCTCCTGTTATAATATTTCCAACATTTTTTAGTAGTGAATCTCTAAATTCAAAATTCTTTTGAACTAACTTATCATCTTGTAAAGCTTTTGCCAGTCTATTTTCATATCTAAGATAATCTATTAACATCTCATTTAATTCAAATAAACTCATTAAGACTACTAAACTTGCTGGTGGTTTTGTTGCCTCTCTCATTTCTGGTAAAATCTCATCTAATTGTTTTTTAGCTAATGCTAACAACAATCTTTTTTCTTCAAAATTTTTAGTTAAAAGGCTTAATGATACTGTGCCCATTATTCCAGCTACCCTTTCTGAAAATTGATTCCCTTCAGCATTAAAATAATAAGTGAAAATTTTTAAGTCATTTTCATTAGTAATAAGTTCTTTCATTTTTTCAGTAGTAGCATTAAATACTTTTTTAACCTTTTTATCTCTTCTACTCTTCCTCATTTTCTATTCCCTCCACCCATATATCTATCAGTACAGGGATTAGAAGTAATAACACCTCTCCGCCTATTGCTAGATACCCTCTTTGAATGTATGCTATATGCATAGCTGACAGTGTTAAAATTATAGAAATTGCATATATTAATATTCTTGACTTATTTTTCATATTATCCTCTCCATTGAAATTTTTTACTGGATATGGTATAATACTTCATCGGGTTTGAGGTATTATACCTTTGAGACTTTATAGTTGCCAGCTATAAGGTCTCCTTTTTATTTTCTACTAAAACCACTTCATATGGTATTCTAAAAGCTTCTAAAAATTGACAAGTATAGACAAAATAAGTCCATTCATTCTTAACTCTTTCTAGTGCTACACCCCAATTAAATAATCCATTCTGTAATCCTAACCTCACATTTGAAGCATTTCTGTGAATAATTCTAGCTGCTAGTTCTGCTGAAATAGTTAGCCTATCACTAGGAACTATCATCTTATTGTCTCTTATTTCAAACATATCCATTCTATTTGTCTTAGTCATTACTATCATCTCCTTCATAAGTAGATAATCCTACCACATCATCATAGATGCATCCACAACTACTACAACAAATAATATTTTCTGTTATGATGACTTCTGAATTGCAATAATCACATAAGTAAATTTTTTCTTTCATAACTTCCACCTCATATATGTCTTGGAGCTCTAGTAACTAAAGTTGTTTTCCATTCTCTTATTTCTTTCTCTTGTTTAACTTGAGCTCCTATCTCTTTCATCTTTAATAGATTAGCTTCATTCTTTTCTCTCAATCTTTTAGCTTTTTTCTTTTTGCTACTTTTTCCTCTTCCCATTTCTATTTTCCTCCCATCCATATATAATTTCTCCAAGTACTGTAACTAAAATAGCTATTATTAAAAATATAATTAACATTTCCTAACTCCTAACTTTCTTTTCAATTTTTTATTGTATTTTTTTTAAACTTTTATTTTCTTCCTCAAGTTTTTCTAGTTCTTTTTCTAATTCTTTTAATGCTCTCAATCTACAATCTGATATTCTTCTTTCTTCTGCTAGCTCTTCTTCAAGTTTAGTTATCAATTTATCTTTAGCATTAATCAAGCAATTTTTCTCATGTAAAGCCTCAGCATGTACATCTAAAATATCTACTACATCAATATTTAATTTCACTCCATTAATATTCATTTTGCACTCTCCTATAAATTTTTTAGTATTTGTTCTTTTACCTCTTTGAAATTAATACACTCATAATTAAAGATTTCTAAAGGGTCATTATCCCCAAACCATATTGTTATAGATTTTTCATCTAAACAAAGTTTTGTTATTTTTAGTGGGTTTACTAAATACTGTTCACTTGCAAATTCTACTTTTATGAATCTCATTTACTTTTCCTCCTCTCTTTCAATCATTGGTACTATGCCTTTAGTTTTTAAAAAATCATATAAGAACAATCTTCCTTTTTGTGTCCAATACATATGTGGTTTTGCCCCTTGCGTTCCATCAGGCTTATTGTAATTTTGTGTCTTAGTTTGTGTATATCCTTTATTTGCATATTTTTGATAAATAAACCACACATCACTTTGTTTGAATTGAATTTTTTCTTCATGTAATAATTTGTTAAAAGCTTTGGCAGACATTCCATAATCTTTAGCAATTACTGTTGCACTCAATAAATCTTTACATTGAAGTACTAAGTCATAATAAGTTGCTTTAGGTTGTAATTCTGCTATTTGCTGAGTTTTAACCTGATTATCAAGTTCTAATTTTTTTATTCTTTCTGATTTTCTTTCTATTGTCTTTTGAGCTACTAATAATGCTTTTGCCATTATTTCATCTTCTGTATCATCTTCTGAACTTACTATATAACCACCATTTTGCCTAATACTTGGTAAGATTTCATCACAAACCAAGTCTTGAAATTTTCTAGCTACTTCATTGTTAGCTTTCATACATAGTTTGTAGAAAATATTCTCTGGAATAAAGTTGTTTTCCACACAAGTGTGGAAAGATAAATCTTCAAGATATTTATTAACTCTATCCCACATAATATACATTTTCCCATTCTTATTTCTTTCAAATCCAAGTCCTCTTGCTACATCTTCTAACTTTAAAAAAGCTATTCCTTTCTCATCTAAATAAGCACTTACTCCATTAATTACTGTTATTTTATTCATTTATTCCACCTCTTTTATTGAAATATTTAGTTCTTCACATATTTTTTTTCTAATATGTATTGCACTTCTGTTGCCTCTTATAACATCACTACAATAAGCTACTGAAATACCTAGCTTATTTGCTAATGAGGTTATAGTAATTTTTCTTTTTAGAAGTTCTATTTTTACTTCTACTTCAAATTTAGAAATTTCTCTCATTTTATCCCTCCTATTTTAGCTTTTAAGTTTAATTAAAAAAGTTGACTTATATTAGCTTTTATGCTAATATATAAGCATAAGAAAAAGAGATAATTCATTAGCCCCCCAGCTATATAAAATTATCTAAATTTCTATAAATTAAGCATTAATCTTAGCTTAAAAATATTATAATAGCTTTTAAGCTAATTGTCAAGTTTTTTTAAGCTAATTTCGAAAGGAGAATTATGGGAATAGTTGAAAGAATTAAAGAAATGGCTTTTAAACGTAAAAAAACAATAGCTGAAATTGAAAGAGAATTAAATTTAGGAAATGGAACAATCAGAAGATGGAATAATACTCTTCCATCAGGAAATATCTTAAAAAAAGTTGCTGAATACTTTGGAGTTACTATGGATTTTTTAGTTAATGGAAATGATTTAGAGACTTCTAAGGCTATTATGCTAGGAAGACAATCAGAGAAATTAACTGATGAACAATATGAAGCTGTTTTTAATTTAATCCAAAGTATGATTAATAAAAAGAAATAAGGGGATGATTTTTATTAAAGAAATTAGACACAATTATATATATGAAAAAATAAGTGAATTTCTTAATAGTCAAAATAACTTAGAATATCCACTTGATCCTTTTCAAATAATTAAGGATAATGGTTGGCTTTTAGTTGCCTATAATGAAAATTCTTCTAAATTTTATGAAATTTCAAAAGAAGGTTTTTCTGTTTATGCTCCTGAACTAGATAATTTTGTTATTTTTTATAACAAAAATAGACAAAAAGAAAGAATATTTTTTACTCTTTTTCATGAAATTGGACATATTATTTTAAATCATCATTTAGAATTTAAAACTCATATCTTAACTTCTATATTAGAAACTGATTTTGTGAAAAGTTTTGAAACAATAATAAATTATGAAGTTGATATAGAAATTGAAGTAGAAGCTGATACTTTTGCTAGAAATCTATTATTACCTGCTTATATACTTGCTAATTTAGAATGTCTTGATAAAAAATTTATTTGTAAACAATTCAAAATTAGTTCCTCTGCTTATGATTTTAGATTGAGTTGGATAGAAAAAGATTACCAAAACTTAATAAAACTTTTTAACACTCCAACTATTGTTGCTATGGAAAAAAGTATAAACGATTTAAATTCTCATTTAAATATTTTTAAAGGTCTATTTGGATTAGATAATCCCTGTAAATATCTTTTATCCTATGAGGAAGAACCTTTAGATTTTTGGGAAAATTTTCCATTTTAGATATACCACTTTAAAAATTAAAGCAGATAAAGCATACTCTTGAGAATCCCCATTTTATAAATTATATGAGAATGAAAGCAATACAAAAGAGTGAAGTAGATTATTTTGCTGTACACATTATGTTACATAAAGGAAATAATCAAGAGCAACAAAAATATGTTAATTCAATAGAATTTGAAAATGAAATGGAATATTATTTGAATAAACTCAGAGAGCTTAGAAAGTAGGAAAATATATGGATTTAAAAGAAGAAGAAAAATTTTGGGCAGAAAGATGTTATGAACTAATTAATATTAATACTCAAAATATTCATAACTTAAGCAATAGTATTAATATTTATATTGCTTATGGCTGCTCATTTTTATTAATTTATTATTTTAATAATCTTGACAAGTTAAAAATACTTATTCGTAATAAATTATTATTTTTTCTTATTATATTACCAGTTTTAGGTATTATTTTTTCAT